CTTATCGTTTACGTTATTGATCGCGCGCTTCAATTTCTGCTATTTTGCTTTTTGTGATTATCAACACAGTGTGTCCCCTTGAGATAATTACCGACCTTGTACTTTGAGTATTAGGCCAAATCATGACTTCAGTTCCACAATCACTTTTACCCAAACAATCTACGGATGTTTGGGACTCACGACTCACCAAAGCCAACGCTTATGTCCTATTCAATCTGAATAGGCAGAAAGTGATGGCTGCTGTCACTTCCTCCATACAACGTTACACAGGAGGTGAAGGTCCAGAGCTGACCTCAACAGCTACAGATACTAATGAAGATTTTATCGGATGGTTAATCGGTCATCGTATCTTTACTTCCGTGAGTGGGAAACCAGAACATTATACGTACTGGATTTCTGCTTCACCTATTCCAAGACTCGTCGCCGTGATGACGAAGATAGTACCCAAGATGGGTATTGTCCCAAGAGTTGCTGGAGATCCCGTCAGAGCTGATAATGTGTTTGAGTTCCTATATAAAGCACATATGCAGGGTCTCACTGCTGAGACTTTCGCTCGTACACTTCAAGAAGTGATCGACGAGATGGGTAAACGGTCGAATCCAGAAGCTGTCAAGCTGATGACTTCGATCGATACAACGAGAGCGTTGCTACATGAACAACGCCGACGCATCCAAAAGAGAAGCGATGCGCTTCGAGAAGAATATGAGAGACAAATGGCCGATTTGCGGGCCACGGATCAAGCCATCCTTGAGCTTGGTAAACCTCTCGAGAAGGTCAAGGATACCTTAATTGGTAAACTCACGCAGGAAGAGCGTGAAACTGCAGTCGCTTTTTGGAAGAAAGGGTTTGCAGCTGCTGAGAAGAAAAAGGTGGTGATTATTCCACTTGCTGCTTACTTAGCAAATCAGTCAGCCGATAAGGCTGCTAAGGCTAGAGGGAGTAATCTCTCAAACCTTAAGAAATCTATCGACGTCAAGAAGATCGAGAAGGAGCTGGAGTCGCTCATCGAGAAACTCGAAAAACGAGTGGATCTCTCGTCGGATGATGACGATTCTGAGTCAAGTTCAAGCAGTGATGCTGGCGAATCCTCAGATGGTGATGACGAAGTTCCCACTTCACTCAAGGCTTCATAGAGTCTTAGCTGCAGGAACTTTAGAACTACCGCGCCATGCTATTGATTTTGAAGAGATTTCAAACGCAATAGCTGGAAAGGTATACATTAGTTCGAAGATGCGTGATCGTCTATCTAGGGCGTATGACCAAAGTGTCAGATCAGCAATCGAACCATTTGATTACCTCAAAGAGATACGGGATTGGCATGGACCACCTGTATGGTCTCAGAGGAAGAATCTTTCTTCACCAAACTACTTTTATTGGGATTTCTACTCAATGCACGGTAGTTTAGAGGTACCATGGAACCAGGAGGCGAGAGACTCGCTGACATTCGGTGGTGGATGTTGGGATGGGATGTTAGGGTTGAAGCAATATGATCGCGAATACCGTACATGCCACAGAATGACGGACGGCGAGTTTTCTTCACTGATGAAAGACTTCTTGCTCGACGTCGGTAGCTGTACCCCTTTAGATCCGGATAGCTATCCGAATGAGATTGGGGTGAAGACCGAAGCCAACCCAGGACCTACCTTCATCAGTAATGGCATTAGAGATAAGGCCACTGCTGTTAGAGTAAGTATGTCTTGGTTACGTGCCGTGGTAGAAGGAGAGTTGAGTATCAACGATATTCCTCCGATTCTCTGGGGTCTTGGCGGTCGCGGCAAACCGACGACAATCAAAAAACTATCCGAAAAGAAGGCAGCCGGCAAACCAGTCGGGCGTTCTATTTGGATGGCGGACGCGCATGAGACAGTGTTTGCTTGGAGATATCAGCAACCGTTGACTGCATTACTTTCGAAGTTATCAAACGGTATTGACATCGGTGTTAACTTCAAATCTCCGGAGGGTGAAGCTATGATGAAAGAGTTTCTCTCAGAGATCGGAATATATATAGGTGGGGATTGGAACAATTTTGATGCATCATTATTGCCGAATCTCATATCTGATGCATTCAAGCTACTTCGACTTATTTTCAATATCTCGAAGGACTCGATAGATGATGAAATTCTATCGTGGCTTGAGGATTCACTTGTCTATAGTAGGGTAGTTTGCCCGGATAGGAAGGTGTACCAGAAGAAAGGGGGTCTTGCCTCCGGTTCAGGTCTCACATCAATCATAGGTTCACTTTGCAACCTGATAATTTTGTGGAGGGCCACACAGAAGTGGAATTCAACGATCCCAGGAAAGTTGACTCCATGTACAGGTCTTCGAGTTTTGGGGGATGATAATCTAACTAGATTTCGCTCCGAAAATTTGAATGAAAAGAGTCGTCGGAAGATTGCCAAGATGATCGTCGGTCATCTTGTCCGTTTCGGGTATCACCATTATGGGATGGTGTTGCACCCCGACAAAACTACCTTTTCTACTGACCCGTTCGTGAAATTTCTTGTGCCGAAAGTTTACGAAAAAGTCAGTGATCATTCTCGTAAATATATGCGAGAACACCCAGTCTACGTCAAAGAGCGTGGCGAGTGGGTCGTTGCCAAGGGTTTGAAGCAGTACCGAGTCGTCAGATCTTGGGCTGAAGTGGAGTACGCAAGGAAACACTTCTCCAAGAGATACTCGTACTTCTTCACCGGAGCAATCAAATACTTGGGGAATTACTATCTACCGGATGGCGGTGGTATTCGTTCTCGGGGTGAAGCTATGAATCGTCTAGGTACGACGTCAGCTGTCGTGAAAAATGTCTATCAGTGGAGGGCATTGGTCGCGCAGTACTTGATGGAGTTCTGGAATAATCTCTCAGCGCGCAACACGCTTATGTGTATGTTTGCGGATTCGTTCTACATGGAGAAAGAAGGTATAATTACTTCGTTAGACGCCCTGAATAACATTGCGCTAGTTGAGAGTGGGAAAAAGAGGTATGAAGCTAGAGACTACATCCTCAGCCATATCGGGAAGAGAACTGACTCCTCTACTCGGAATGGTCGCGGTTGGTGGATTGCGCAGGCAGATTGGTGGCCTGACTTCACCGACAAGAGATTCTTTTGGATAAAAGATCAGCTCAAGGCATTATACATATGTATAGCCAAGCTGAAACAGTCAGGAGGCCCGTCTATGGGTGAGCTTTATAGAATAAGGCCACTTCTACTCGGAGAATATCAAGGTCGCGGCATTAGTGTCGGGAAAGTTTCTGGATCAATAGTAAAGAGCTTTCTAGAGACGTGGAGTATGGCAATACACGGAATAAGTAATTACGTGGAACCATTTCCAATGGAGTGGGAACCGAAACCGGAAGAGAAGGCACTGGCAGTTATGCTAGTTCCGGGTTTGGAAGACTACATATTCGATCGCGATCCTGTCGCTTTCGACTACGCGCCTATGCCGTCGTATCAGATCGACCCTGTGGATATACAGAGTATGATCTTGTCGTTGTAAGGTATAGAGAATGACA